GATGGTATTGTTGAAATGCTAGTTCAGGTTAAAGATATAGATAACCGCAAACAAATGGCATTGGATAGATTAAGAGATTTCAAAAAAGAAGGAATTGAAGTAAATGCTGATGAGTTTATGGAAAGATGCGGACTTGGCGAAATGAATGAGAAGTGGAGTGCAAAATATAAGAAATCAATCAATTGTTCTAACCCAAAAGGATTCTCACAAAGAGCGCATTGTCAAGGTAGAAAGAAGCATGAAGTGATTGAAGAAGCAATGCAACTATTTTTAGAAAAGAATTGTCCAACCGATCCTGGTAAATGGGCAGCATCAAAAGCGGCAGCAAAAAGAAAGTTTGATGTATATCCATCGGCTTATGCAAATGGATGGGCTGCAAAAAATTACAAATCAAAAGGTGGTGGGTGGAGAACCTGCAAAGGGTAATGATAAAGTTAGGTAGCTTAATAAAAGAAACTAATAGTAAAAGATTCAAATTAAATGCATCTCAATATGGTGCGTTGGATAATTTATTTTCCAAATTTGGTGCTGATATTGATGATATTACTGAAAACATTTCAGAAGCACCTAAACCCGATTTCACAAAAATGTCACCTGATGAATTAGAGAAAGGTGGATATGTTATTGCAGTTGATAAAGGAGTATTGGATAATTTAGAAGGATTTTTAGAAGCAGGACTAGAAGCAAAGGGTTGGTACGAAGATATGAATAAAAAGATGTTAAGTGCATTGGGTGAATCTGATGGATGTTTATTTCTTATCTTAATGGCAATATTTTCACCACAAAATAAATTAGCACAAAACTTTTTATTAGCCGCAAGATGTTTTGAAGGTATAAAAGCTGATATTAAAGACCCAAAAAGAATTGAAAGATTTAATGAAATGATTTCTATGCAACCAAATGATTTATACAAAAAAATCAAAGCTGGTGAATTTAGAGATATGGAAACAATTGAAAGAATGGTTAAGAATGTTAGAAACTTACCATCATATCTTTCTAATTTAGTGAGAGCATTAAGACTATATTCATCAAAAGGATTTAACTTTTCTAAATCAGATGTAGTAAATGAGATAGCAAGACACTTTACACCTTCTGGAGCATTAGGAACTGAAACTGTAATATCAGCAGAAAAAGTATTTTCTTTTACTCTGAATCTATTAGACCCAAACTACGAATTTGAAGGTGGTTGGTTGCCGGTTACAATGGATACTTGGATGGCATCATTTTTTTACCCACATATGGATAAAAAAGAAAAATCAAAGTTTTTAGGTAAGACTGCAAATTATGTTTATATTGCAAAATTAACGCAAGAATTGGCAAGTAAATTTGGAATGAAACCATTGGAAATGCAAGCAGTAATTTGGGTAGCAATGATTAAGAAAAAGCAAGGTGCAAATTACGATGTGACATTTGATAACGCAATTAAAAAGAATTTAGATAAACTTAAAGTGAAGATTGATGAAATGCAGGATATAGAATCTTTTTATCAAAAAGTTATTACAGTAGTTGGTGCAAAAGCTTAGCAAGATGATAAACGAATGTATTATTGTATCTAAAGAAGTTGGAGATAAGTTTATCCTTGCTAAAAATAGGGATAGAACTTATAATCCTGAACTTGAAATTGTTCACACTATAATAGATGGTGTTGAAGTTGCATACCTACATGATTTAATTACTGATTGGAGTGAAGGATTAAATGAGCATGGTATTGGTGTAGTAAACTCTGCACTATTAGTGGGACATGACGAAGCAGAAGCAAAGATAGTAAAGAAAGGCGGTAAGCCGGGTCCTGATGGTGATAAGATGAGAAACATTATAAAACAACCATCAATTAAAGAAGCACTAAAAGCTGCTGTAACATATAAGGGTAAGAGTGGATTATCACTTAAAGGGCACACATTTGTTTCATCCCCAAAACATATGGTTAGTATTGAAACTACATCAAAACATAAGCCAGATATAAAAATACAAAACTCCGAATCACCTGTTGTTCGTACTAATCATGGACATCTTTTTACTGATGCAGGATATACGCATGGTGAAAAATATTTGAGTTCTAAAATGAGAAAAATATCAGCAGAGAAATCAGTTGATAAAGTTGAGGATTGGAAAGAGATAGCTCAGGCAATGAGAAAAGAATTCTTTCCAAAAAGGCCTGCTTTAAATATGAAAAGAGATACATCTGAAATGTCTACTTCTTCACAAACTGTAATGAACCTTACTGACCGTATTTTAGAAATCACTATTTTTAAAAATAAAGTTAAAGAGTTTAAAGGTATCAATAACCAACTTCCAAAAGATTACCAACCAAAGATAAAGATTGAGGTTATAGAATTATAAACCCACTTTTTTCATTATACATATTTATAGACATACAAAAATAGTAAAGTATGTCAACGGATTTTGAAATATTTAAGGGAAAAAACTTAAGCTCCCTATTTGAAGATATCTATAACAATCAGGTATCTAAAAGACACAAAATAAGCTCACTTATTGAAGAACTTAAAAAAATGGTTAAACATTCGGGTGATGTTGCAACCATAGGACCTGTATTGCATGGTCTAATTGATAGTTCAGTAAAGAATGATGACCAATTGGTAAAGTTGGCATCTATTGTTCAAAAAATTGTTGCTTCTGAAAAGAAATCGGAAGGACAAGATGGGTTTCTTACTGAATTTGAAAAGAATCAATTATTAAGAGAATTAGAAGAAACTAAACAAGAAGTTGAAAGAGTAGATGATTTGGAATTTGAATTAGAAGAACTTAAAAAATCAGTAAAGTAATGGCTTTTAATAGATATGGTGTAGGTAATTTAAGTCAAAATAATGATTTAAATCTTTCACAAAATTATGCAGTAGTTTATGATGTTATTTTAGATAATACACATCCGCGTTATACTGAACCTGGTGATGTAGGAGCAGTTGTGTTTAGAAAATTTGGAAATACATTTACCAGTAAAGAAAGTTTACCTTTAGCCTATCCGCATAATAAAAATTTTATTGATTTACCTATCAGAAATGAAATGGTAGAAATAATCCAAATTGAATCCACATACACATATAGAAGATACGCAAAAGATGTAGCAGGAAATAAAAATTTAAGTAGTTCTGCAAATACAATTAATGCAAGATTTTTAAATATTAATAGTGATAGAGAAGATTTAAGTGGTGCAAATAAAGCAGAACATTATCAAAATGTAGCAAGTACACAAACACCAAGAAGTAGTGCAGATGGTCTAGCGCCTGATGAAAGTGGTTATGGTAAAGTATTTTCTCCCACAAATATACATAGATTATCTTTATTTGAAGGAGATACTTTAATTGAATCAAGATTTGGTCAAAGTATTAGATTATCGGCATACAATAATCCTGGCAGTACATTTTCACCAACTGTAACAATAAGAAATAGAGAAGCATCATCAACACAAATTTTTTCGGCTAAATCTGGTTCTATCACCGAAGATATTAATAGAGATGGTTCTACAATATTAATGAGTTCAGGTCAGTATGTTGTTCCTTTTATACCTGGAACAATTGATGAAAAAGGTTCTACGGATTTTTCACAAAAACCATTATCATTCAAACCATATCCATCAGAACTCAAAGGTGACCAAGTATTAATAAATTCTGGTAGAATAATATTATCTGCAAGAAATGCTGAAATGCTTTTTTATTCAAAAGGCAATTATGGATTTATTTCAGATGGTGGAATGTCCATTGATAATAAGCGAGGCATAAATGTTAATGTAGGTGAAGATATTCATGTTGTAACAAATGATAGAAATATAAACTTTTTTACTGGTAATGGTTCAATATTTTTAGGAAGTAAAGATTTAGAACCTTTAGTTAAAGGACAGAAGCTTGTTGAAATATTATCGGAACTAATTGACCAAATAGGAACTATGGTATTTTTAACTCCATCCGGTCCAACCGCGGAAGGACCAAAAAATAGACCGGAGTTTGGAAAAATAAAATCAAAATTAAATGATATTTTAAGTAAAATAAATCAAACAGCGTAATATGTCAGAAAAATTAGATAAAGCAAAACAAGCAGGACAGGGCGCTATAAAAGGCGCTGTTGGTGAAAATGCTGCAAAAGCAGAAGGTTTGGTAAAAGGTGGTTTAGAGAACGCATTTAATGGGGGAGCGGCCGCTATTAAACAGTTGTTGAATGGATTAAAAGATTCATTGGGAATACCAGATTTACCTAAAATTCCTAAAAAACCAGCATTTCCACAATTAAAAAAATTCAAACCAAAAACTCCTCCAAAACCACCAATTTATCAAAAGGAAGAAAAGAAGTTTGATTACGCACCAGCTCCCGCAGTTCAAAAACCAGTGCCACCACCTAAACCACCAGAAGACCCTAGAGCTAATTTTGTAGAAGAATACAAAGGTTATAAAATATATTTGAGAGCTAATCTACCAAACTTTTATATGGAATCAAGATTTAATGATGGAGAAGTTTCATTTAAAGGACCTGAAAGCCGAAGTGCAACTAAAGAAGAATTACTTGCGTATCAAAAGAAAGTAATAGATGAAGCTATAGCAGGAAAATCTAAAGGAAAAGTGGCTTACAAATATGAATGGGATGGAAAACGAATTGATGTAGGACTTTACGAAGGAGATAGATATGTTGGTCCAGTTGGAGCATTTACATTTAAAGGTAAAGTTACCGAAGGAAGAGCTGTGGAATTATTTATAGAAAATTATAAAAATGAAGAACCTAATTTAGTATCTTGGGGGATGCAAAAACTATCTAAATAATGTCTTGGCAAATTTTTAAAGATAACATTTTAAGAGTTTCAAACAATCCAGATGCAATTAATAATATAGAAATTGTAGCGGACGCGTATGCCAAAGAATATGATGCTGCGATTAAAAGAGGATTTGATGCGTTTCACAAAACAAAAGTAAGAAGTGGTGATGTTGAAGGTATGAAGCAATTATTTATAAGTGCTTTACAAAAAGGATTAACTTCAAATCAACCATATGATTTAGTAGGAGAAATGGGAGAGGGGGTTAAAATATATTGGTCAACGGCTATTTTGGGTAATGATGTTATACCAACTATTTTACCACCTGTACCAAACGCAATTCAAAACATTGCTGTAAATGATAATAGAGCAACTAACGTTGGAGTTTGGCAAAAACCACTTTTAAGCGTTGAATCAAATTTTGATTTAACTCCACAAGAAAGAATTCAGTATCAAGAAAATTTAGAAAGTGCAATAACTAAAAGAGATACTGCATTAGAAAACAATAAACAAGATATTGCAGATACATATACTGATTTAATAAATCATCTTGAAGGAGCTTTAGAAGAAAATACAAAATATACTATACCTTTAAAAAACACACCATTAGAACCACAAACAGTTGAAAAATCTACAAATAATACGCAAACTAATACAACCCAAACAAGTACTCAAACAAACGTTAGTACTCAAACAACAACCGTAAATTCAAGTGATATTCCAGATGAAGATGCACCTGTAAAAAATATTGATGATGTAATTGAAGCGGGGACTTTTAATACCGGTAAACCTTTTGTTTCTGGTTTTAAAGCGGGTGCTGGGTTTGGTGGAGGATTTGGCGGTGGTGGTGGACCTTATGGGCCTCCAACTTTTCCACCAAATGCAACTTTAGGTCAAAGGGTTTTGGCAATTGCATTAAGAGATGCAACAGTAACACCACCAGCACCAGTTGCGGAAAATCCAAAGTTTTCTAATTGGGGACATCCTAGAATAGTTGAAATTTTAGCTAATTGTGGATTAACAAGTCCTGCGCATTGGTGTGCATGTACCGTTTCTACCTGGTGGGATGAAGCTGGTGCTGGTATTAAAGCAACAAAAAATCCAAATAAATTCGGTGACGGTCCTAATGGAGATTATAGAAGAAGTTGGGTACCTGATTGGTTTGCATGGGCAGGTGCTAATGGAAGACTTATAGATTTGAGAAACGGTGGACATGAAAGTGTGAATCCACAACCAGGTTGGGCAGTTATTTATCATTGGCCTGGTAAAACAGTACCTTTTAATCATATTGGTATTTTTTGGAAAAAAGAAGGTAATAAGTGGTTCGGAGTTGATGGTAATGGCGCGGATAATTATTTAAGAACACATGAAATAAAAACAAGTTGTGTAGCCGGATTAGTAATTTGTTAATATATGTCAGCAGTAAATCCAACTCAAAATACGGCCTTAATTGTAGATGAATTTATCAAATATGCCCAGGCACATTTAGGTACTGTAAGTGGTATTGTAAATATGACTACTTTATACCAAGCAGGTCCTGCAACTATTGCTGCTCCAGGTTTAGTAACTTGGACGGGTTATAATGTAGAAAGTGCTAGACCCACACCAACACAGCTTAACGAAGATGATTTTCCAGCAAAAGAAAACGTAGATGAACAACAATCTCAATTACAATCTAGTGAGTTACAAAATGGAACAAGTGAAGAAGATGTAGATAAAAAAATAAAAAAAGAAAGTGATTTGAGCAATATTCCAGATGAAGATACACCTGTAAAAAATATAGATGATGTAGTAGAAGTTGGGACATTTAATACCGGAAAACCATTTGTTTCAGGATTTAGAGCGGGTGGGGGATTTACACCCGGATTTTCAGGTGCGATTTCAGTTGATTTAGGTGCATTAAATTTTAGTGCAGATTGGGTTACATTATCGGCACAGTTTATTGGTAAAAATGAAGGATTTGCCGCAAAAGCCGCTTGGGATTATAATGCTTGGAGATTAGGATTCGGCTCGGATAAAATTATTGGTGCAGATGGAAAGATAAGAGATGTATTGCAAACCGATACCACCACAGTGGATGCGGCATTGAAAATGTTACAATATGAAGTTTCAGGACCTTACAAAAATAGATTAGTTGGTAGTGGTGAAAGAAAAATAACTGAAGCCGTTTTTAATAGTCTATCTAATAAACAAAAGGCTTCTTTAATAAGTTATGTTTATAATTGTGGTAGTTTAAAAGTTGAACTTGCTAAAGCTTTAAATAGTAATAATTTTGGAGCTGCATCTCAACTAATTGCAGCTGGACCAATAACCGCTGGGGGTAGTGTTTTACCTGGATTAGTTAGAAGAAGAAAGGAAGAAGCAACTCTTTTTATTACATAAACCCAAAAATAAAGACTTTAAATATTTATTTACATAACAAATGATATATGAATACTGATAAACTTTTAGAAGCTATACAAATCCTTGTAAAAGAAGAAGTAAAAAGACAACTTCCTACCATTATAAAAGAGGTAGTTAAATCGGAATTAAAGAAAACCATTTCCGAACAAAAACAACCTAAAAATACTGGATTAAGTATGGCTAAAGCTATTTTGGGTGATGATGAACCTAAAGTAGTTGAACAAAAAACTTATACTAAAAACCCAATGATTAACCAAATTCTTAATGAAACTAGAGCCGCAGTATCAAACGATGGTGGCTATAGAACTATGAGTTTTGGACAAGGTGATATGGGGTCTATTATAGGTAAAACAGCGATAGCTGAAAAAATGGGTTATGGTGAATTTGCTGGTGGTGGACAAAGAACTGGATTAGGTGTTCAAACCGGTAACGAATCATTAGATAAAGCGTTGAATAGAGATTATTCTGAGCTTGTAAAAAGATTTAAGAAGTAATGGCTATAATATTAGGAAGAAAACCATTAATTGAAACTAAACCTTTTGAAGATTATGCATTAGGTATTAGAATTCCTATACAAATAAGTAATGTAGCTTTTACACAAAATTTTACCGAATTAGACCAACTTAAATCTAATATTAAAAATTTGTTACTGACTAAAAAAGGTGAAAGAGTAATGAATCCTGATTTTGGTGCCGGTATAGAAACAGTGTTATTTGAACAAATCACAGAAGATGATTTTGAGGAAAAAATACAAGATTTAATTACAGATTCGGTAGATAGATATTTACCTAATGTTATAGTAGATGAAATAAATGTGGATATAAGTAACGAAAATAGAGATAGAAATTATGTTGGTATTTCTTTAAAATTTAGAAGTAGAAACACAGGTCTATCCGATGAAGTTTCTTTTAATGTTCAGCAAATAGCACCATAATATGAGTTTAACACCATTAAATAAGACGTTTAAAAATAAGGGTAAAGATATTAAATACCTTAATAAAGATTTTAATGACTTTAAAGCAAATTTAATTGAATTTGCTAAAACGTATTTTCCAAAAACTCATACCGATTTTTCTGAAGCATCGCCGGGTATGATGTTTATTGAAATGGCATCTTATGTTGGGGATGTATTATCTTTTTATGTTGATGATACTTTAAAAGAATCGTTAATTACAACTGCCGAAGATTTGAATAATGTTATGGCATTATCGCAGTTTTTAGGATATAGACCAAAAGTAACATCTCCTTCAACTACAACATTATCAGTATATCAAATAGTTCCAGCGATAGGAAACGGCGCGGCTAATATAGCAGATGAAAGGTTTATGTTAAAAATTAAAGATGGAATGATTGTTCAATCATCATCCGAACAAATTAATTTTAGAACAATAGATAAAATAGATTTTTCTGAAAGCGCTAATAGAGAAGTGACGGTTTACCAAAGAGATAGTGTAACTGGAGAACCTACATTATATCTTATTAAAAAGTATGTTCAGGCAATATCTGCATTAGTTAAAGAAGAATCTTATGATTTTGGAACGTATCAATCTTTTCAAACCATTGATTTACCGGATACAAATATTATTTCAATTTATGATGTAAGGGACTCAAACGGTAATAAGTGGTATGAAGTTCCATATTTGGCACAAGAAATGGTATTTTTAGATTATCCAAATACTGAATTAAATGATCCAGATTTAGTACAATTTAAGGAAACTGTACCTTATGTATTAAAAACAATAAAAACTTCAAGAAGATTTACAACAAGAGTAAATGTGGATGGTACAACAACTATAAGATTTGGAGCTGGTGACCCAACGGCATCCGATGAACAATTAATTCCAAATCTTAAAAACGTAGGGTTAGGATTACCAAATTCTATTAGTAGATTAGAAGAATCATTTGACCCAACAAACTTCTTAAAAACAAAAACATATGGTACATCGCCATCAAATACAACTATTACGGTAAAGTATTTTGTAGGTGGTGGAGTTTCATCAAATATAGAAGCAGGACAGCTTACTAGAATTACCGGTATAGAATACGAAGATGACTTATCAAACTTAACTTTAGCACAAATTGGTGCATATAATTCACTTAAAAATTCTGTAGCTGTAACAAACGAAATACCTGCAACAGGTGGTAGAGGTGGTGAAACCATAGAAGAAATCAGAGAAAACGCATTAGCGAATTTTGGTTCTCAAAATAGAGCTGTTACTGCAAGAGATTATCAAGTAAGAGCATTATCAATGCCAACAAAATACGGTGCAATTGCTAAAGCTTTTGCAACTGCTGATGGAACGCTTGATAATAATTCTCCTGCATCTATTTTGGCATCACCAAATAGATTTCAAGAGTTTGTTGATATTGTAATGGACTTTATAAATCTTTCAGATGATAATGAGCCATCAAGAGGGATTGTTGAACAAAGAATTGAACAATTTTTAGTTGGTAAAACATCCAATGAAAATGAAAAAAATAATCCATTTGCTATAAATTTATATTTGTTGGGTTATGATGGATTAGGAAAACTAACACCAATTAATAGAGCTGTAAAAGAAAACTTAAAAACTTATTTAAATGAATATAAAATATTAACCGATGGTGTAAATATTTTAGATGGTTTTATTATTAATATTGGATTAAATTTTGAGGTAGTTTGTTATGAAAACTATAATAAATCCGAAGTATTGGCAAAATGTATTATAGATTTACAAAACTATTTCAATATTGATAATTGGACTTTTAATCAAACAATTAATTTAAGTGAAGTTGAATTGTTACTAGCAAATGTTGAAGGTGTAAAATCAGTTTCTAAATTAGAAATTACAAATAAGTGTGGTGGTCAGTATTCAACAAATGCTTATAACATTGTTGAAGCAACAAAAAATAAAACAGTTTACCCTTCATTGGACCCGTCTATATTTGAAATTAAATTTCCAGATGCAGACATAAAAGGTAGAGCAAGATAATGGCATATTATTTTTTAACAGCATCAAAAGATGCAACGGTTTATCTACAACAGCCAAATCAAAATACTGGTTTGGATGAGATATTAGAAATTAGTAAGGTATATTTCGGAAACGTAAAAGATGTATCACACGCTCTAATTAAATTTGAAACTGGATTTTTATCTGCTTCATTATCAAATGGTTCAAAGAAACTACAAGAGGCTACCCTTTTGATGAAAGAAGCACAAAGTGAAGAAATACCATTGGAATATACGATATTTGCAAATGCAGTATATCAAAGTTGGGAAATGGGTATTGGAACTAGATTTGATGCGGTAACAACCAAAGGTGTAACTTGGAATTATAGAGAAGGTGATACAAAACTTGTTTGGGATGACGATAATATAAGAGCATCATATACCTCTGCAAGTGTTAATAACGGCGCTGGTGGAACATGGTGGAGTTATGAAAGTGCATCACAGGCTTTTAATTATGAAAAAGGTGACATTCAAATGGATGTAAGACCTATATTAAAATCTTGGATGAGTGGTTCAATACCAAACGAAGGATTTTTATTAAGATATGATTTGGAAAAAGAAAAAGATGTTGAAGATTATGGTATTGTAAGATTATTTAGTAAAGAAACATTTACTATTTACCAACCTAAAATTAGAATAGGTTGGGATGACCAAACTTTTCAAACTGGTTCATTATTACCTTTGACGGCAGAGGATATAAAAGTAGGAATTAAAAATTTTAAGAAAGAATATAAAAAAGAGACAACTAATAAATTAAGAATAATTGGAAGAGAGTTGTTTCCTCTAAAAACTTTTGCAAATAAGTTTTCTTATAATGATGTTAAATATCTACCACAAACAACTTATTATCAAATAAAAGATTTTAGTTCGGATGATATTATAATTCCTTTTAGTAATTATTCAAAAATTAGCTGTGATACGGATGGAAATTTTATTAATTTAGATTTTTCAAACTGGGAAGCTAATAGAACATATAAAATTGAATTTAAAGTTGATTTGGATGGGAATGTTCAATATTTGGATGATGATTTAACTTTTTTCTTAGCAGCTAACTAAATGCCATATAATAAAAACATATCAGGTCTTGCAAATGAAGAATTTGTAAAAGATTTATCCGTAAGTGGTTCTGGTGTATTA